CATAACTAGCAGTTAATAACTTACCATTAATTTCTACAATACGATCATAATCACTTCTTTTATTGTTAGTAATATTAGTAATAGGATTATATTTATTTTCACTTACTATCTTAGATACTGTTCTAGGATGTACTTGATGCTGCTTAGCTACATCTACCATTTTCTCTCCAGCATCTACTTTATCAATTATTTTACTTTTAACAGATTCGGAAACTTTATATTCTTTTCTCTCAAATCTTCGACCATCTTGCTGTTGCTGTAACTCCAACATTCTCTCATATTTACGATCTAAACGAGTATTAATACTAGAATCTTTGTATAGCCAAGTAGCTAGTTTTAATACTCTTTCATTACCATTGCTTTCTAATTCATATGTATTATTGCCAGTCTTAGAAATGCAATTTAAATTAATAATTAAATCTAATTCTTTTAAGATAATACGCTGAATTACTTCTCCGCATTCTTTGGTAGTCACTAAAGACCATTTCCATTCATTATTAGATCTGTGAGCTAAACTACCATCTCCATCAAACATACCACGAATAAAGGCAACGTTTAATTTAGGATCTAGCCATTGTGGATAAGTAATAATAAAACTTTTGGCTCTAGGCACACCTAGATTTGTCATTTTTTCACATAAGTGTTTACTATATAATCGAATACAACAAGTAGGATATTTCTTATCACCTAATTCAGACAAATATCTTTTAACTTTATTGCTTGGCAGATCAACAAAATTTGATAATTTAACTAAATGATTATAATCTTCATCTTTTAATGTTACGCTAAAAGTATTAGTAATATCACAATTATAAGCATCTGCATAAAAGAAACCTAGCCAATATGCCTTATCTGCAGAATCAATTACATCAAATATATTCTGATTAAAATTAGTAAATCTATGAGAAGAAGATTTATCTCTTAACAAACCTTTTTCATTTGCCCATTTTTGAACCCTTCTTTTATCAATAGAGTATTTTTTTCCCAATAATTTGGCAGATACTCCTTGCTCATATAAATCAATAATTTGCGGAATCTTATCATTGGAAAACTCTTCTTTCAAAAGATCCCACTGATTAATATCAATTTGATTTTTTACCTCTGACTCTGGAATATTTAATAAATTACTAATGCGCTTAGTTGCAAAACCATTCTCAATCATTTCTTTAATTTTTAAATTTATCATGGCACCTCTTCAAGTAATATATCAAGCGCAGTTGAAGTTGTCAAGGTTCATCAAAAAATTTATTTTTATAAAATACAGGATTGTTTGGGTTCAATTATAATACTGTTTAGGCTCAATCTGTGACAAGTTTGTCACAGCAGCTGTGACAAATAAAAAAGGGTCTGTGATTGCTCACAGACCCTTTTTATAAGCTTTTTAGGCTAATTTAGTATCAAGAGCCGATTACTACTGATTTGCGACCAGCAGCGACACCACGAGGATTGACGATGCCGATACCGATAATTTCGCTAACTACCCACCCTAATTTTAGTTGGCGGGGCTCGTCGGCAGGAAGTACTTCGATGTCTTGGCGCACGGGCATGACACCGACGAATTCTGGATCTGCACAACCATAGATAGTGCCAGGGGGAACGATCTTTGATACCATGATGTCTGTGCCCCAGATGTGAGCATAGAGACCGGTTTGTAGTACTTCACGCATGGTGACGGGATCGAAATCACCGCCGCCTACGCCTTGACCACCACCTGAACCCCACTTGAGGATATCGGTGAATTCATTGATGTTCATGAAGTATTTGGTGGTTACTAAGTCCCAACGATCAATTTGTTGTTTGATTTCAACTAGGTCTCTCTTGAGTAGACCAGCGTCAGCGATATCTGTTACAGTGTTTTCAACTGAAGCAGCGGCATCGAGGGCGGCGAAAACGTTAGCGTCTTCTTGAGCCATGATTTCTTGACGAGCCTTTTGAACTGCACGGTCGATGACGTTGAAGCGACGACGCTTAACTTCGGCAATACGTACAGTGGGGTTGGCGTAAATTTCAAATTCAGGAACGACAACGCGATCACCGAATACGCGTGATTCGGGACCAGTACCGTTGCTGCTGATTACTACAGCGGCAACATCAATATCGCGGTCGTATGTGGGCATAGCTCCCTGAGGTAATGCGTCCACGACTAGTGCTCTACGAGCAATTCCATGATAATCTAAGTTTCTGCGGATAGGGTTTGCCATTGCTTGAGCCAAAGCAATTTTGCCGTCTTGTGTTGAGATGGCGCGGGCGATTAATTCGTCGCGTTTTTCATCTGATAATGAGGGTTGACCGGCTAGACCCATGTTTGAGGGGGTGTTTTCTTCTAAAATTGATGCATATTTGACGAGAGTATGAAGTGCATCCTTTAATGATGATGCGTTCATCTCGCCTTTGCTATTGAACATATTCATTCGAGATCTCCGATTTAAAAGTATTGTTTGCCAGCATTCGCCAGCGGCAGTACACTGATGTACGCAAATTACATATTTTAATATTAGTATATTATGTATAAAAAATAAAAAAGAGCTAATAAAAATTAGCTCTTTTTTAAGTTGTAAGTTAATTAGTTCTTGGTCAGACCAAGAATCAATTATCAGGCAACGGGTGGATTGAAGTAGAAGGTAGCGTAGGTGAATTGACGGGGTGAAGCACCTAGACCTGATGGGCTGTTTAGAGCGCTAACTAAGTAGCTTGGGGTATTGACTAATGAGCCATTGGTCTCGAAGTCAATTAAAGTACCTACTACTGGAGCGCCTACTACTGCAGCAGGTGAGCCTACTGGAGTTAATTGACCTGTTGAGGTGTAGGTGAGGGGAGCGCCAGCTGAGAGGGCGAGGTTGGTGGGTTGTAGACCTGTGGCAGCAGCGGTATCAACTGCATCAAGTGATACAGCGAAGACACCAGGTAAGTGCCAGCAGGTGATTTTGCCTGAGCCAGTAGCGGTGCTTGGACCAAGTACTACGCCTGAGGTAACTTTACCAACTGTGCCACCAACGACTGAACCGAATAGTGTACCGTAACCGGCGATACCATCGTCAGCTAACATTAGAGGGCGTGAGGTAGCGCTTAAGTCAAAGGTAACTACTGTGCGCTTAGCAACACCTGATGGATTGACATAACCGTCAAATACGTCAGAAGCGGCTAAATCAGGTGAGCTTAGATTTAATGAAACGAATGTAACAACTTCGCCACCTAGGTAGCTGTTGATTTGTGTATCATAACCGTCGAATTGACCAAGGGCATTACCAGCTTGGTTTACTAATTTAAGAGCCATGTGATTTTCCTTATTTTAAATGCCTAGCAGCATTGACTTACATCTTACTTACAATAAGTACCATTTGGTACATTTATTATTTTAAATTATGCCTAGATTCAAACTTTGACTTCTGTTGGAGTTTTTTCTTTTTTTCTTTTTTCTAATTCTTCTTTAACTTTATCTCTAATTAATGGTGCTGAAGAAATTTGTTTATTTAATATTTCTATTGCATCTTTAACAGATTGGATATAAGCTGGCAAAGAATATAAAATTTCTTCTATATCAGTTTTAAAAGGAGCATATCCTCCTTGTAATGGAATTGTATTTAATATTGAATCTAGTATACTTGTGCCTGATCTGCTTTTTGTTTCTTGTACTTGTTGAGAGCTTTTTCCGCCAGCAGTAGTAAAAGTTTCTTCTAATCTTATTTTTAAATCTTCTATTTCTAATAATCTTGTTTCTAAATCTTTCACTACTTCTTCTCTTTTTTTAATTTCTTGTGGTTCAAAAGATTTTTTAATAGCAGTTCTAAAAGAATCTGTTTCTATGATTAGTGGTTCAGCCATAGTCTTGTAAACAGTATTTAATCCAACAATTTTGTTTTTAAATATTAATAATTCTTTTTTTAATTCAGAATTAGGAGCCCATCCCCATAATCCTTTTAAAAATCCAGGATTTAATAAATCATTAAATTGGTCTATTACATTAAGATAATTATCGTTATAACCTTTATTAATATCATTCATTTTAGAGCTTACCCAAGCGCCTCCAATCAAAGCAGCTAATCCGGCATATAATTTACCTCTACCGATTGCTTCTTTTTTTATTTTTTCAGAAGCTGTTTCTAAACAATCATCGGCTAGTTTTCTTAATTGTTCTTTGTTTTGGTTATCTAAATCATTAGCAACTCTAACTAAAGACAATAAAAATTGTTGTTCAGCATATTTACGTTGGGTTAATAATCCATCTGGATTTTTATTTACAATTCGTAAATTAATATTTTGTCTTTCAATATTATTTTCTACTAATCCATTTAAGCGATCATAAGCAGAAGAAACTACTGCAGGATTAGGATGGGCAACTTCCATAATATTATTTTTATATTCCATTTGTGGAATAGTAGGAGTTTTTACTCCATATAAAGCTTCGATAGCTGAAATAGATAAAGAATCTGCTCTAGGATTATTTTCTAAAGCTTTAAAAGACTTTTTAGAGTCATTTTGAATAATATTTTTTTCTTGAGCAATCTTGGCAAATTCTTCAAAAATTTCACTGCGTTTCATATATTCTCGCTGATGAATTAGGTTGTTATTAGTATAGCTTAATATTGTTAGAATTAAGGAGTGTTTTTAGCTACATCATCAATAAAGGTATCTACTATTTCTTGTTTAGAATGAAACATTTTAGGAATTAATAAAGTATTGGTACCTAAATTATTATTATTGTGTTCTAAAATAGCTTCAGCTACAATATTAAATTGTGGCGAACTTCTGATTTTAGATTCAAATTTTTCTAATCCTTGATATGTTTCATTTGCAAAATCTACTAATAAATCTTTAATAGTAGATTCAGTTACGTATACTCCTTTAATAACCCAGCTACTAGATACGTTATATTGATCAGTATCACGATCAGCTCTTAATTTAAATTTTTTCTGAGTAGACGCAGGCATAGAAATAGTTTTAGGTGCAGGCGAAGAAATTTCTTGTTTTAATGTTCCATCAAATTCAGAACTCATACCTGTCATTTTTCTAATGGCACTACCTGCACCCATTAAACCAAAAGAAGTTAAAATAGTACTAATTAAAAATGTAATAATTTTGCTAAGAGCGCCTAAATATTTGCCTTGCTTTGCTGCTACAGCCTCAGTAAGTGCTCCAGTTAATTTTCCAGCAGGTCCTGCATTTTTAATTAAAGTAATATCATTTTGGTATTGTATTAATGCTAATTTTAGCATTCTAGCATCACGTAAAGTAAAATTAGATTTTGCAGATAATGATTCAGAACTTGCTCCCTGAGTATTATTTTGAATAGCAGATTTTACTTTACTTTCTATGTCTGACATAGAAACTTGCTTATTAGATTCAATATCTCCTAAAATAACTTTAGAAATTTCATCTAACGCTCTTTTAATGTCTACTCTAAATATAGAAGCTCCTATAGTTATTATCCACTTTATCCATTTATAACCCATGCCATCTAGTATTTTCCATAAAATACCTGGAGCAAACATAGCAAGTATGCTAGTAGTTTTATTTTTATCATCAATGTTTTGATTTATATAATCTTTAACATATTCAACTAAAGAAGATAACATGCCTCCATCAGCATACTTTTTAATAGGTTTTTCAGCTAATAAAGTTTCTACTATTAATCCATTCATATAGTATTGGATTTGACTATTTTTTTTCATAATATCTTAATATCCTTTATATTCCAGATTTAGATAATGCTTTCCAAGTACTATATGCGCTGCTTATTAAGCTTTCATTTGCTCTTGCAAAACTAATCTGTCCTTTCATAGCTTGCTCTGAAGCTCTATTAACAGGATCTTCAAAATAAGCACTATATGTTTCTAAAATTCTTGTGACTAATTCAGAGCAATTTTGATTAACTGCTCTTAATGCACTTAGATAATTAAAAAACTGAGTTGGAGGGCTTGTAAGATTTGCAGCAAGATTAGGCAAAGTGCCACGAAGATCAAATGATTGCTGCCCCTTGTTTACTAACATAGAGTCTATTTTTCTAATAGCTTCTTGTATAATGGGGTTGAAATAACCATGGTCTGAAGGAGATGCTTTTTCTACAGCATCTAAGAAGTTATTTACAGCTACTAAATCAATTACTCCATTTCTAATTGGTCTGTTTCTAATTAATTCATTTAAGCTGGCACCGCCTGCTCCTGCTCTGCCACCACGACCACCAGCACCACCAGCACCACCAGCACCACCAGCTCCACCACCGGCTCCACCAGCTCCACCACCGGCACCTCCACCAGCACCGCCAGCTGCTCCACCGCCAGCACCGGCACCGGCACCGGCACCAGCACCACCGCCAGCACCTGTGGCACCAGAAGTAGTACCAGGCTCAGTAACAGCGCATGGTTTACCATCAGAGCCAGTAAGTTTAGCGCCATATTGCTGAATAGATTTTACATATAAATCAGTTATTTTATCATAATTAGGAGATCTATCCTTATAGATATTAGCTCTTGTTTTTAAGAAATTAGCTCTTTTATATAAAATATGAACTGCTAAGCAAGGATCTGATTTAGGATCTAATACTGGGGCAGTTGCAATAAATTTATCTGGAGTTTTATATTTAATCTTCATATCTCTTAGCCAGCTAAGAAAAGAAGTTTCATCAGATAAATCTTTAACAGTTAATGTAATTTTTGAAGCAGGGAATGTAGGAGCGGTAGCAAGACCATCTTCCCAGGTTTCAATTGATAATTCATTTGAAGAAAATCCGTCTGCTATGGCATTTGGATCTAATGTTGATTTAGCAGGCTCTGGTCCTGCTTTAGATGCTATAGGCTCTCCAACTAATTTAGTATTAAGCTCTTCAATAGCAGCTTTTAACATAACTTCTAATACTTTATTAGTACGAGCATCATTATCTCTTAAATAAGATAAATATGCTTTTAAAGGCTCTTTTAATGCATATGCTTCAACTTCTATTGGTTGTCTAGTATTAGGATCTCTTTGAGATCTGTCTTTAGGAAAACTCATGAACTCTAATGCGCCAGCAGCCAGAGCTTCTTGCTTTTCATTTTTTGTCCAAGCAAAACGCTTTCCTTCCCAAGTCATTTTATTTTCAGCTATCCATTGAATAATATCACCCAATGTTCTAAAATTTTCAACAGTACCAGCAGGGGCGGGTTTACTAGGATCTAAACCTAATGGTATTCCTGTAAATTTTGGAGGAGCATTTTTAGGATCAATGCTTCTTTGCAAATTAACTAATAAAGGTTTGGCTGCACGATAAGCATCTATATTAATAATTGGAGCTGCTCCAGCGGCAGGTGTACCTCCAGCTGGCTCTCCTGGTCCAACAGCAGATTTATATAAATTATAATCTGCAATTTTAATTAATTCTTTTAATAGTTTCTTATCGTTATACAAAAAAGACATATTGTTCCTTTAAACGCTGGGAGCAACTGCATTAACATGAGAAAAAAGAGCTTTTAAAACTTCATTTTGTTTTTCTCTATTTTGAGCATCTTGAACTGGATATCCAAGAGCTAACATCATTTTTTCTAAACTTGCTATATCCTTAATATAATCAACAGGAACTGTAGAGAATAATCTGGGTCCAGATGATGTAGGTAATATTACATTAGTTAATGTAAAAAATCCTGGTTTCTTAAGAGATTCTGCTAACTCTGGGGGCACTCTACCAGGATCTGTTCCTCCAGGCTTGACATTAACCAAGGGTAAGTCTTTTTTAATATATGAAGTATATTCAGGAGAGGTTATTATTCTTCTATAATATGAATTATAAAATCTGGTTAATTTGTCTACCAATGGAGTAATTTTTTTGGCATGTTCTATTTTCATTTTTTGATCATATTTACCAATATCAGTAGTTTTAGGAATTTCACTTCCTAATTGCTCTAAGTCTGCTCTAGTAAATGGATCGGCTAATTTAGCTCCAAAATCATCTGTAACTCTAACTAATGCATCAGCAATTGCCCATACGTTTTTAATTGCGTTTTGAGTTCTCCAGTCCCAAACACCATCTAGCATAGCTTCTCTGCCGCCTGATCCTGTTCTACGTAAACCATCAATAACATTATCTAATTCAATAATGTCAGTTGGTTGCTTGGTCTCATAAGTAGTTGCATCTTTATATGTAGTCCATTCTTCACCTTTAATAGAAGAGCCTGCAGAATATTGCTCTGCTAAGAAATCATTAAAGTCTTTTCTTTTATCAGTTTCTTGTACTACTTCTCTAGATTGTCCAGTTTTTGGATCTCTAACTTTTGTAGTATCGTATTTAACTACATTGTTAGCAAAAATTTTAATGGCTCTTTGCATACCAGCAATATCAGGCTGAGGTGGAGGGGGTGGCGGATCTCCACCTCCTCCGCCCTCAGTACTATAACCATATTTTTTTATATAATCTAATATAAATTTTTTATTAGCTAATGTCATAACTAAGCCTTTTTTGTCGCATCAATTTTTGAATTTTCATTAGCAATTGTACCTTTGAATTTTTCTAAAGCACTTTTTACAGAAGCAGATGTCATCATTAAGTTGCTGCTTTCATTTGATATTGTTCTTGAATCTTGAAAAATTTTATTAAATTCTTCATTCGTTGTGTCGCCATCTATCATTTCTTTATATGATTCTAATTGAGAAGATGCTCCTGACTTGGCACTATTAACTTGAGAAATCTTACCATCTAACCATTTAAGTCTTGCAGATTTATATTTTTGATAATCTGGGTTAATGATATCTGGAGAGTTTTTATATAAATTTAATTCTCTAATAACTGCATCAGCATTTTTTAAGCCTGTGCTTCCTTTATACGCAGCGTTTAAGTCGCCTTTTCTTTTATTTATATTTCTTTTTTTCCATTCTTCTTGAGCAGCAGGCACGTCTCTATAAGTGCTTGTCAATTCTTGATCTGTAGCAACACTAAAATCGCCTTCTTCAAGCTTATCTTGTCTTTGTTCTTCTGTTTCAAATTTCTTTTTTGCTCTAGCCTGCTCTCTTACTTTTTGTTTTTCTGCTTTTTGAGTTTCTATTCTAGATTCTAATTCCTCAGGCTTAATTGCTACAGTTGCAGTGTCAGGAACTTCTCCTGATGCTGTTACTTCATCAATATCTTTTATTTTTTGTATGGCACTATTTATAGTTGCAGTTAATGTACTGTATTGACCACTAGCTACTGACCAATCTTCTGCATTTAATCCTCCATACCATGTTGGAGATGCTTCGGCTCTGGCAGCACTTACATTTGCTAAAAGCTTATTTAAATTTGCTATAGTAGGCTTACTCGCCACTTCAGTTGCAGTAGCTTTCATCGCATCATTGTCGTTTTGACCAGTAAGTAAAGGCTCTACAAAGTTATAAACTCCAAGTGCTTGATAGGTTATTTGTGATACAGTTTTCGAAAGATCTTTGCGTAAAAAATCTAAATATTCGTGTTTAGTCATTTTTCTTTTATCTACAGGATCAGCAGCAAATATATTCTTTACCGCCCTAATAGCTTGAGCTACCGACAATTTACCAGTAGGCTCCTTATTTACTACCTTCTTCATCGCCTGCTGACGCTCTAAAATAGTCATTACCTTGTGCTTACCTTCCACATCATCAAGTACATGACCTCCCTCAGGATGAGCAAAATCTACTAAATCCTCACCCTTCTCCTTAGACACTTCATACAAAGTCTGCGCTCTCTTGTAATTAACATAATTACGCTCTACCTCCTCTGCATGCTTGTTCAAACCAGATCTGCGTAATCCAGCACATAGTTTAATTATGTCCTGAGATAAATTATTACTACTACTTAAATCACGCTCCGCTACCAATTGCTCAGCAGATTTAGTAATCTTCTCTTCTTTTACCAATCCCTTCTCAAAAGCAATTTTCTCTAATGAACGTAATACAGCAGAATCACTAAATTTACCATGTTTAAAACTCATCGTATGCCTCAATATGTTAAATATTCCTATATTATACCAAATTATAGAAAGCTTACCCTTAAATAAATGTTTATGCAGAGAATTTATTTCTATCTCTTCTTATTCTGCTAATTACTTTTCTTCCTATCTTCATAATCTTATTCAATTCTATAATAGACCGACTATCACTTAAAATAAATTTTATCTGCTCTCTCGATAAATAAAAAATGTAGGGTTTCACAGCCACAAAAACTCTAAAAGTGGCGAAAGGGGCGAAGGGGGCGCTGTAACCATAGCAACAGCAGGATGGATAGCACTAGGTCTTCTTGTGGTTAAGAAACCTATTTCGCTTACATACAAGTTAGCGCGAACAGGATATTGTTGATTTGTTTCATATTGATCAGTTTGAGCAAACATACGATTAAACCAAACGGTCATTCTACCTGAGCCTTGTGTGCTGTCATCGCCAGGGATATTAGCAACTTGGTAAGTATAATTAACAATAGTACGGATAGCATTAGGCTTACCGGTACCGGTTAGGTCAAAGTTTAGTGGAGTACCTGCTACGAAGGTAACGACGCCATTAATGGGATTTAATACTACATTGATGGTAGATGTAAAGCTATTAGCAATAATATTAGGTTTACGTAATTCTGCTTTAATATCTACAGGAGTAACAAGGTATCCATCAGGACCTGGGACGCCTACAGCTGGGACGATAACAACTTCATTCCAGGATACGTTGGTAAAGGCTCGTGTTTTAATATCATCAATAATACCTAGAGGTGCGGTACCATTGGAGACGGTAGCCATGACTTGATTGCCGATGACGGTGAGTTCGGCTATCATACCTGGCTGGAATTCTGCCGAGGGGTCACAGATAAAGCTAGCTGGTAAAGCATTTGAAACTTGTACTAAACGTAACATTCTGGCTCCAAAAAAATAGAAATTGTGCTTTGTTATATATAAATTTATGCAGAAAACAATAAGATCTGCTGAATTAGATGCAGAAATAATATACTTATATGTAAAGGGATTAACTACAATTGAGGCAGGGAGGCGTGTTGGATGTTCGGCAACATATGTAATTAATTGTTTAAAGAGGCATGATATAGCTAGGCGTTCTACATCTGTTTATAACACAAAATATATAACCAATGTCAATTTTTTTGATATGGCAGTATAAAACTAGCATGCCCTCAAACTAATAAAGTTACCAGCACTTTAGTAGTTGGGGGCAATAAGCAAGTTAAGAAAGTATTAAGCTTTATATATCAAGATTGTAATTATTATTTATTTAGGAAATATGACAAATATTGTAAATTACTTCAATCTTCTTCTTCAAAGGTAACATCATCATCTAAGAGATCATCTACTTGATTAGAATCTGGCATATTAAAGACAGTACCATGACCTTTTAAGTTTTTGATCATTTTATCTGAATTAAGATTTTTAGTATATGTATCTGGTGTTTTGGTAGGATTTTTAGGTTTACGTTGTTTGGCTAATTTATTTAAATAATGTCTAGCAGCAGCTACAACTTCAGGAGTAGGTAATTTAGATTCGAGGAATCCTGATATTTCTTCTTCTCCAAAAAGTGGTGAAGTTTCAATTTTTTGAGTCTTATCTAGACCTATTTGCTTTTTTCTTTCCTCTTCTCTTTTCCTAGCAAAATAGTCTTTTACATCAAATTTTAAGTGTTTTCTAAGATTTGGAAGTGAGAATAAATATTCACCAGCTTTAGTTTCTGTTAGATAATTATCTTCTAATATTGTTTTAAAATCTTCTTCTGTTAAATCTTCTACATTTTTATCTAAAATGGCAGCTATTCTAATCTTACTACCTTCAGATCTAACAATATCATTCAATATTGCCTTATATTTATTTTTTTCGTCTTCTGATTGAGAACTTTGAATAGATCCTAATATATCAAAAATACTTTTACCTTTAAATCTAAATCCAAGAGCAGCTGTTTGTTGATAAAATTGCAATGAAGGCATTTGTATAAGTGCTTTACTTTTTTCAAAAGAGGCTATTTTTTGTAAAACATTTAATAATGCGTCTGCATGGGTAGTAAAGCCAGAATTTTCTAATACATCAATAGCAGAATTTAGATAATCGACTGCTTGGTTGAGATCAGAGAAATCATGATTATTAGCTGTTTTAGCTAATTCATAGTCCATTAAGCTTGCTATTTCTAAATCTAATTTAGGTTTTAACATATTACCTTTTATTTTTTAAAATTTTAGTAAAGCTATTTAATACTTTTGTAATTTCGTTTGCTTCTTGATGCATACCTGCTTTATCAAAAATATTAGCGGCTTGATTTAAATAATCAATAGTGCGAGCGTATTTGTTAAAAGCGTATTTATTTTCTAATTGATTAGAAACTAATTTTTTTTCCATAGAACGATAAATTTCATTGGAAATATCTTTGTCATCATCATTAAACATAATAACCTCAACAATATACTATATTACGCATAGAAAAAAGTGTTAGAAGATTTATTTTCTTCTAACACTTTTATATTAACTTAATTATTTAATTATTTTTTAGCCATAAATTGAGCTTTGAAATCTTTAGAGGTAATCTTATCATCTCCTCCAACATCTCTTTTTTTCATTTGCTCAAAATCTTTAGCCGTTAGACTTTTTTTTTACCATTTGAACCGTTTGGTTTACCATTTGATTTAGCCATTTCTTTACCTTTTACTGGCTTCTTCTTTTTGCTAGCAGCTTCTTCTTCTTTTTTAACTTTTTTAGCTTCTACAATTAAAGAAGCTAATTTTAAGCTAACCGTTGAGCTGTTTGACATACCTACTGCATCTAATGCAGCTGAAGCTGTTAATAAACCATCGATAGCTACATCAAATGCGGCAGTAGAATGCATGCCATCCATGTCCATGCTATAATCTTCTACATCATCTGAATCCATAGACATATCCATATCATCTGAATCCATAGACATGCCCATATCATCTGCAAATACTTCATCATCCATAGCATAGCTTTTATCGCCACATGAGCAGCTATCCATCATATTCTTGTCCATTACTTTATTACATTCAGGGCATACTTCTTTTTTGCCTTTTTTAGCATCATTCATATCTTGAGCATATTTATAATGACCGCTAAATAAAGCTTTGTGTTCTCTGCTGTTTAATACTGCATCCATTGTTGCAGCTACAAAATCTGATACGCTTTTATTTTTCATAATATCCCTCTATTTAAGATCAGAAAAGTCTCTTTGAGTTTTTTGCGAATGCTGCAGATAATTGTGACCAATCATCAGCTTGTGCAGTATTTACTTCGCCAGAACCAATCATACCTACTTGTGGCATACGACCAGCTTCTTTTTGAAGTGTAGGGGCATGCTTGGCAACTACTCTCTTAAGTGAGTTGAATGATTCATCATTAAACTTCATGATTTCATCAACTTGAGCAGATACAGCGTAGCTGTCGTTTAAACAAAGACCACGATCTACCATTTCATGAGCTAATTCATAAGCTCTAGCTAATTTAACGCGGTAAGTATTTAATTCATCTTCTACATGAGCTTTGACGTGTTCTTTTACTAATTCGCTAGCAAATTCTGAACCACCGTCTACTTGACCAAAATATTGCTTGTAGTATTTAACTGCGGCTGCATCAAGACCTTCGGCAATAAGAGCTGGGAAATCTGAGGGATCAAGTTTTCCTTCGCTGACAAGACGAGCGATAGCTTCGGCTTCTTTGCGAACTTTAACAGGAGCAGTAGCTACTTCCATCATCTTACGTTGTTTTTGTTCTAAGGTCTCTACTAAGCCAAGTTCATCGCTTGGTTTTACATCAAGTTTAGTTTGACCATTGGTAAGTCTGTTAGCTTGATCTAGCATATCGCTAAATTGAGCTTTTGACATATCACGTAATTCACCATCGTCCATCTTGCCAAGAGCATCAGCAGCTAGTTTGGCACGGAGAGCAGAACGACCATTCTTAGTGTCAAATGCTTTTTTGCTTACTACTACAGCTGCACCTGGTTTGGCATTTAGAATATCATCTACTTTTGAAGCATCATCAGTGTAAACCATATCGCTATCCATATCGTTAGTATCTACGCTATCACTACCATCATAAGTCATGAGATCATCTGTGTAGTTGCCATCATCTGAAAATAAGTCAATTTCTGACATTTCACTTTCTGGCATGTCAACTTCTGATAAAAGAGCAGATAAATCTTCTGGTAATTTTTCAGCTGATTTCTTTAATGTTGCTTTTCTACGTTGTGCGGTCTTTTTCAATGAAGCCTCCATCTCTGCGCGTTTAACGAGAGCTTTTGTACCACGAGCATATTTAACGAAAGCTTTCATAAGTTTGTGACCATCAGCGATAGCTAATTTAGCTTCAGCAAATGCATCGCTTGCTAATGAGTTTACTAATTCTCTATTTGCTCTGTTAACGCTACCTTTTTTGTGCATACTAGATAGCATATCTAATTCTTGATAATGATCATTTAATTCTGCAATTGATTCTTTCATTGCACGAGTTAATGCGCCATTAAGTTCTTTGCGAAGTGTATTTAGTGTTGATACACTAAAGCTTGATGCTGCTGTTGCCATACCAGCCTCTGCACCAGCCTCTGCACCAGCCTCTGCACCTGCTTCAGCTCCAGCTTCTGCGCCTTCTTCAGCTCCTTTACCTAACTCTTCAATAGCGCCCATTTCAGCTTTTTCACCAGTAAGAGCTCTTACTGATTCTACTAAGTCTGAGCTTAAATCTCTAATTTTTTCAGCTAAGTTAACAGCTGTTTCTTTTGGATCGCCCTTTTTGCCCTCATCTTCTACTTCTTCACCTTCAGCACCAGGCATTGCAGGCGCGGCGCCCATGTCAGGCATTGGGGCAGCAGGAGCAGCAGGGGCAGCAGGAGCAGCAGGAGCGGCAGGAACAGGTGGTAATGGAGCGGGGGCAGCTTGAGCTTGTCTTACTAATGTACGAACTCCGTCGAAACCATAAGCTTTTACTTTTTCAAGTAATTTAGCTCCGAAATCTTTAGTAGCAATTGAATCATACATCATATGAGTGTTGCCACCAGAAAGTTCACGAACAGAAGCGGTGAGTAATAATTTATCACCAGCAAGAACTTGCCAACCGCTATTTTCAAAATTAGGTGTACCATCTAAGTTAGCAGCTTTTACGAATCTAGCTTTGAGACCGGCGCGTGATAACATTTGTTTGCGCTTTAATTCATTAGCTTCATCTGCAGAAGCTGGTGAAGGATACAAACTATTTACATCACCTACGCCAGGGAATGGTTTTTGTCCAACCATTTGTTTATCTTCTGAGCGAGCATCCATATTAAGAGGATCTGCAGGATATTTTACTTTACCGGGTGTTGGCTCATTGGGTCCACCACCACCTTGGTAATAAGCTTTTTTGTCTTCTAAAGCTTGTTTTGCCATATTAACAATGGCACTGCGACGCATAGCACGCTCTTCAGCTTCTGCACGAGCTAGCATTTTCTTGCGGCTTAATTCGTCAGATTCATCAGAAGATGAAGGTGAGGGATGTAGCCCGGTTACATCGCCTACGCCAGGGAATGGAGATTGACCTACCATTTGTTTATCACCATTCATTCTCATATCCTCATTGAGAGGATCTTTTGTGTACTTTGCTTGACCTGGGGTAGGTTCATTGACACCACCGCCACCTTGAAAATAACCTCTTTTATCAAAATTTGATCCAGACATATATTGTTCCTCTTGTATGTTTGATTTATTAGCTAACTTATTTATTTTATTTTTCATTAATTGCAACTTCGCTTCAATAGTAGCGGTAACTTCACGAAGCTCATTAATAGAATTTAAATCTGTAATATCTTCTGAATGATCAGATGCATATCTTGCATTTTGTGGGATGCCAGGAGGCATCATGTCATTAGAATCTTGAGTATCTGTTTTTAATGCTCCATTATTAGCATTTTCTTTCATTTGTTTTACTTGAGATAAAATATTCTGTATTTCTTGTTCAAAACCATCTAAAGTATTTGACTCGCAAGTAAAATTAGCAGTATCACCAGGCTGGTCTCCTTGTGTAGATATACTAGCATGAAAGACATCTGCAAATTTGTTTAACTCATTAGATTTATTTTCTACATAGGTGTTTAATGTGTTTGCTGCAGCAATAATATGCTTAATATGAGCTTTAGGATCAGCACCATTAACAACAATAGATAATTCAATTGGAGCTAAATCTATATTTATTTCGCCGTAGCATGTTTTTTGTCTCATATGATTACAAAAATCTTGCTCGGCTTTAGCTACTTTACCGCAATCACTACAAATAGCTCTACCTACAGCAGTACCCATTGATACGCTGGTTTGCATCATAGAAGCAACTTTTTTAGCTAAATCAGGATAATTTGCTTTGTCTAAAGCACATAATGCAACCACTCTTTTTAAATTGCGATCATAATATGTATCTACAATAAAACCACGAGTATGATCGACTGAGCTAGATTTATGATCAATACATAGTGGTTTGTGTACCCATTTTTTATGAGCTTTAATTAATTCTTCTTCTGGGAAGATGTCACCATTAGAATTTTTATATGGCTTAACATTAGGATCATTGCTTTGCCAGCGCCAAGTATTTCCTGTTTTATCCCAACCTACTTGAACTAATTCTCCTCTAGCATTTAATTTAGGAGTACCGTCCTCATTAAGCGCAGACACTTCTGCAGCATGCATCATAACAGCTGAGAAATAAAGAAAATCATTTGCCTTAGGCGCAATTTTTTTTAAAGCAGCAGCAGTTTTTTTAAAATTATCAAGCATTTCTTGGTTAACAGCAGGAATGCAAGATTCTACGCTCTCGATTCTGCTAATTTCATGAGTTTCGCCTATTTTGATAAACATTATTCACCTATAATATGAGGTTTCTATTTATAATAGATAAAAATTCTTCTGAGGTCTTAGTACCTTTACTTAAATTGCAAGAAGCGCAAGATGGT